CCGAAGTGTCACCCCTTATAAGTATTATGGAATGAGTGAAATATATACAAATGTTATGGTTCGTGGTAACAATGTTCTGTACACAGGTTACCAACACGGTATGCGAGTTCGTGACAAGATAAAGTTTAAACCAACTTTATTTGTTCCTGATTCTCCTGTGGAATTAATGGAAAAGAAAAGTGAATGGAAAACTCTTGATGGAGTTCCTGTTATGCCATTTACTTTTGATAGTATTTCCGATTGCAGAGAAATGATAGATCAATTCAAGGAAGTCTCTAATTATCCTGTTTACGGTAATACAGATTATCAATATCAATTTATCGGTGACAAGTTCAAGAATATTGAATATGATATGAAAGATATCAAGATTTGTTTTTTAGATATTGAAACAGAATGTGAAGATGGATTTCCAGTAGTGGAACGAGCAGATCAAAAGATCAATGTTATTACGGTTCGCTTTGGTAATACGATACACACATATTGTCTTGGTAAGGCAACACCTATGTCGGAAAATCATAAAGTCTTTGAATTCTTTACAGAGAAAATGATGCTTACTGCATTCATGGATGCATGGGTAAACTATGACTTTGATATTCTCACTGGTTGGAATATTCAATTCTTTGATATTCCTTACATCGTGAATCGTATTAAAAATGTATTAGGTGAAGATGAAGTTGGTGGACTTTCGCCATGGGGTATTGTTAAACCTAGACGAGTATTCGTAATGAATCGTGAGCAACTTGCATTTGAAATAGTGGGAATTTCCATTCTTGATTATTTTGATCTTTACAAGAAATTTACATTCGTTACTCCAGAATCTTACAAGTTGGATCATATTGCTTTTACAGAATTGGGTGAACGAAAATCTTCATTTGAGGGATTTGATGGTATTCAGGACATGTATACCCGTGACTTTCAGCGTTTTGTTGAATATAATGTACGAGATGTTTAACTAGTTGTAAAACTAGAGGAAAAACTTAAACTATTAGAACTTGCACTTGCCTTGGCGTATACCGCCAAAGTAAATTTTGCAGATGTATTTTCTCAAGTTAGAACATGGGATACTATCATATATCACTTTTTGAATGAACGACATATTGTTATTCCACAGAAGCAGCATGAGGAAAAGGATGTTCAGTTTGCAGGTGCTTATGTGAAAGAACCTATTGTTGGAATGCATAAATGGATTGCATCGTTCGATTTGGATTCTTTGTATCCTCATTTGATTTCTCAATATAATATTTCACCTGAAACCAAAAACAAAATGAGCAAACGATCTACTTTACGAGTAGATGACATTCTCTATCCTGAATCGGAAGATGCTAAAAAACAATTTATTCGATTCGAAGATCATAAAGAATTTGCCGAAAAGAATAATGTTGCAATAGCAGCAAATGGCGTTTACTTTAATCGAGACAAAAAGGGATTTCTTCCCGAACTCATGGATAATATGTACAAAGAACGCAAAATGTACAAAGAGAAGATGTTAGATTGCAAGAGAAAATTGAAAGAAGAAGCAGACACCTTAACTCCAAAGGAAAAACGACAACTAGAATTAGATGTTTCCAAGTATCATAACTTTCAGTTGGTTCGTAAAATTCAATTGAATTCTGCGTTCGGTGCTTGTGGTAATCAATGGTTCAGGTATTACGATCTTGATCTTGCTGAAGCCATTACTACATCAGGTCAATTAAGTATTCGTTGGATTGAAAGATCCTTGAATCGATTCTTAAATAAACTTGTAGGAACAAAAGGTGTTGATTATGTAATTGCTTCTGATACAGATTCCATCTATCTCAGATTGGATACTCTTGTAGATAAAACTTTCAAGGGTAATGTTCCTGATAATACAAAGGTTGTTAAGTTTTTAGATAAAGCATGTCGTGAAGTTATCAATCCTTTCATTCAAAAAGAATATGAAGAATTAGCAACGCTAATGAATGCATTCGATCAAAAGATGAACATGAAGCGTGAATCTATTTGTTGCAAGGGAATATGGACAGCAAAGAAACGCTATATGTTAAATGTGCTTATGGGTGAAGATAATGTTATTCTTAAAGAGCCAGAAATAAAGATTAGTGGTATTGAAACTACACGAAGTTCCACACCTCTTATTGTAAGAGAGGGATTGAAAAAAGCAATATTATTGATTATGAATTCTACCGAATCCGAACTTATTAAATATAAAGATGATTTTAAAAAACAATTCGATAAACTGCCTGTAGAATCTATTGCTTTTCCTAGAGGATGCAACGGAATGACAGAATATAAAGATTCTGCTCGCATATTCAAAAAATCTACACCTATTGCTGTCAAGGGTGCATTATTATTAAATCATCATATACGATTACATAAATTAACTAAAAAATATGCAACGATCAAAGATGGAGAAAAGGTTAAATTTACATATCTCATAGTTCCCAATCCTGTTGGTGAACATGTAATATCTTTTCAGAATATTCTTCCTCCAGAGCTTGATTTGCACAGGTTTATCGAATATAATAAGCAGTTCGAAAAGAGTTTCGTTGAACCTCTTCTTAAGATTGTAAATACTATTGGGTGGTCTCTTGAAGAACATTCATCATTAGAAAGTTTATTCGAATGAATATTGATATTGCCGAAGCAATTTGCATGATAATTATTACTGTTATAGTAATATGGTTAAGTTGGGCAGCATTTTATGAATCATACAGCAATTCTAAACAAAAGGAAAAGAAATGAGTTTTATCAACGACATTATTAAGGATTCGGGTAACAAGTACGCTTCTATCGCTAGTGATGGTATTGGCGGAAGCGATGTCATGGGATTTATTGATACAGGATCATACATTTTCAATGCTCTAGTATCAGGAAGTCTGCATGGTGGTATTCCAAACAATAAGATTATCGCACTAGCAGGAGAGTCTGCAACAGGCAAAACATATTTTGCTTTGGGTATGGTAAAGAAATTCCTTGAAGATACCAAAGATGCAGCGGTTCTGTATTTTGATACAGAGCAAGCGGTAACTTCACAAATGATTGCAGGTCGTGGTATTGACACCAAGCGAGTAGCAATTTTTCCTGTCTCGACAGTTGAAGAATTCCGTAATCAAATGGTTACCATTGCAAACAAGTATCTTGAACAAGATGAAAGCAAACGAAAGCCGATGATGGTAGTCCTTGATTCTATTGGTAATCTTTCTACAACCAAAGAAATGAATGATACTGCAGAAGGTAAAGAAACAAAAGACATGACTCGGGCACAAATGGTTAAGAGTACATTCCGTGTACTCACTATTAAATTAGGTGAAGCAGGTATCCCGCTTATCGTAACCAATCATACCTACGACTCTATGAGTATGTTCCCTACAAAAGAAATGTCGGGAGGAAGCGGATTAAAGTATGCTGCTTCTACTATTGTATATCTTTCAAAGCGCAAAGACAAGGATTCTGATGGAGAAGTTGTTGGTAATATTATTCATTGCAAACTCCATAAGGGTCGCTTTACCAAAGAGAATAAAATGGTGGATGTTAAACTCAACTACGATAGTGGTCTAAGTAAATACTATGGACTAGTTGACATTGCCGTAAAATATGATATATTTAAGAAAGTATCTACCAGAATTGAACTTCCTGATGGTGAAAAGGTTTTTGAAAAGACCATCAATGAAAATCCTGAAAAGTATTTCACAAAGGAAGTAATGGAAAAACTCGAAGTAGCGGTTGCTAAAGAGTTCAAGTATGGTTCAGATTCAAGCGAAGCGAAAGCAAAAGAATGAATTTAAGAATTGAAAGAGTTATATTAGAAAATCTATTATCAAATGAAATTTACACACGAAAAGTTATTCCTTTTTTAAAAGAGGAATATTTTCAAATAAAAGAAGAAAGAATTCTTTATAAACTTATATCTGAATTTATATTAAAATATAATAAACTTCCAACTAAAGATATTGTGTGTGTAGATTTAACCAATGATAAATCTGTTTCTCAAATGGAACATGATAACATAGTTGATATGGTGGAAGAATTAAATGCGACAAATAAACAAGATGAAGAATGGCTATTAAATGAAACAGAGAAATTCTGCAAGGATAAGTCAATTTATAATGCTATTCTTGAGTCTATTCATATCATTGACGGAAAATCTAGTAGTAAAACAAAAGAAGCACTCCCTTCTATCCTCTCTGATGCCCTTGCTGTATGTTTTGATACAAATATTGGTCACGATTATATTAAAGATGCAGAAAAACGATATGAATTTTATCACACATTAGAAAAGAAAATTCCATTCGATTTAGAATTCTTTAATGATATTACAAAGGGTGGAGTACCATCTAAGACTTTGAATATTGTTATGGCAGGAACAGGTGTTGGTAAATCATTATTCCTATGCCATCAAGCAGCAAATTGCCTATTGCAAAATAAGAATGTTCTGTATATTACATGCGAAATGGCAGAAGAGCGAATTGCTGAACGCATAGATGCAAATCTAATGGATATTACTATGGATGAATTAAAAGATCTTCCTAAAGCAATGTATGCTAAACAGTTATTCAATAGTACAAAAGGTGTTACAGGAAAACTTATTATTAAAGAATATCCTACTGCAACTGCTCATGTCAATCATTTTAGACATTTAGTTTCTGAATTAAAATTGAAGAAGAAGTTTATTCCTGATATAGTTTTTGTTGATTACTTAAACATTTGTGCAAGTTCCCGAATGAAACAAGGT